CCACCAGCAGTAACTACGCCTTCTTTTCCGTGATGTGTTGCCATTTTTTATCCTTGTTAGATTTAGTTTGTTTAGTTTCTTTTTCTTGCTTATAGCCTAAAGTTAAAAAATGTTCAAGATTAGATTCATTAATAACTATCTCTGAATCACCTTTATATAATTTAATATCCTTAGCCATAAGTCCTTTTACAGTTTATCATCTTCTTCGTCAATATCTTCTTCATCTTCTTCAAAATCCTCATCATCTAAATCTTCTTCCCACTCTTGACTATCTTCTTCTTGGTTTTCTTTTAATTCAGCTAATAAGTCTTTTACTTCCTCACACAACAAAGACTCTTTATCGTGTAATTTTTCTATTTGGTCTATTTTCTTTTCTATTCTATTTATAATTTTAGTAGTCATTTATTCTCCTATGGTGTTCCAGCTTGATATTCGTACATACACCTAATTGTCATTCTTATTCCACCAACAGGAAATAAAGAACCCTCGTCAGTTTCTACTTGTATAACTTCCGAATCAAGTGCGTTACCATTTCGAGTAATATCAGTTTCTATTGCAGTTTCAATAGCTGTAATTAATTCATTTCTTTTCGTATCTATGTTGGCCTCAGCACCTTTGACAAATCCTAATATTACAAAATCAATAGTACCATGTCTTGTTTTAGCACCACTACCTAATTCAGAGTCATCTCTGTTTTCTTCTGATGTTTGAACTATTACTGCTGGATATTGTTTATCTGATAATTCATCTAATAAAAAAGGTTGTCTAGTTGCTTTTATAATATCTGGGCTAGATATAGCCGATATAACTGACAATAAATTAGATGCTATATTTTCTCTTACACTCATATTCTAAACTTTCTTAATTCTTTTTCTACAAATCTGTTGAACTGCTTACTTATAATCTTTTCTGTTCTATTGTTAAAGCCAAAAAATTCTCTTTTAGGGTTATTCAATACTTGATTAAATAATGCTCTCTGACGCATTTGAGAATTAGTAAAACTTACTGAAACTTTATGCTTTCCTGTTTTTTTTACAGAACTATTAGGTGTTAAACTACCCAACATACGACCACTATAAAATAAATCTACATTAGTTGATTTACCCTCTTTGTTTAATTTTTTTAAATAACCAGAACTATAAGGTGCAAATGGTCTATCTCTAAAATCAATACCTTTTTTAGTTTTAGTTCTAATAATATCTAATAATTGAAATCCAGCTTGTTTGACTCCTTTATCAATAACTCTTGATAATACTGATTGAAACTTTTTAAATTTTTGAGATACTTGTTTATTATTAGATTTTATCTTTAGATCGACAGCCATTATCTAGTCAATCTTCTAAATCCATGTAAAGGTTCTCTCTCGTTTGATATGATAGTTCCATCAGCATCTACATCATATTCTACACCATCTTCTAATATCATTCTCCATTCAATATTGTATTGGCTCATGTAGTATTCTTGCATTCTTTCAAATCTATCTTTTTCTGTTTCTGGTCTAAATTTAGTTAATGCTGGTAAATAGAATCTTCCAAGAAATAGATAAACACCAGCCCGTTCAAACTGATCTAAATTAACTTTTGTATTAACCATCTCAGCAGTATTAAGAACTGTAATATCTGTAAATATATTTGTTTTATATACAGGCCACCATTCTATTCTTAACTGTCTAAAAATATCATTAGTAGTTTGTGCTAGAAAGTTTGTAGTTTCTGTAGCAGTTGTAGATATACCAAAATCAAACGCATCAGGTTGATATTTTAAAACATCTGATGTGGTAATAACATCTGCACCTGTATAATTAGCCATAATTTACTTCCAAATTAGATAAACAATAAATAAAGCTAAAGGTATAGAATACATTGGATTGTTTTTTGCTTTTATCCAAATCCATTTAACTTTTTTTTTGCCTTTAAGCCACAACCATTGATTCATTTTTGTTTCCTTGTTTTTCGTTTCTTTTTTAAAGGTACTACATTTTCTGTAACAACTTCTTTAACTTCTTTTACAACATCTTGTTCTAGTTTAAAACCTCTAAAATCATACATACCTTTATTAGTTTGATAATCTAATTCACTTCTAGTGATTGTTTTGTTACCTCTTTTTAAAGTAACCATCTTCTCATTTGATAATACTAATTTAACCATTTTATTCTCCTATGTTAGTTGCGAGGGCAGTTTCCCACCCTCACAAAGTATCCAATTATTATTGGATTGATGAATCGTGATGTAACTCAACACCATATGAATCATGGATTTCTCCAACACCATATACTGATGTAGCAACAATCTCGTCTGCTCTAAGAGAAGCATCTCTTTGAGTTTCGATTTTAACATCTTCCATCATAGCGATTGCAAGTGCATCTCTGTGGAACGCACCACCTTTGTAATCTCCAGCATTACCTGTATTAGCAATGTTTGAAGTTTCAAAGACAGGCATACCAGCTAATCTACCAACAAAACCTGATCTTAATGCTTCGTTTGATAGGTCATTTGCATTTGCGTTTGCAAAAGTATTAGTCAAACCAGCTTTTAAGTCATAAGCGATTTTAGGGTGTAGAACAACTGCACAATCGTCAATGTTAAGAGCATTTTCTCTTAAAGTTGAAAGTGCTTGGAAGATTACAGCAGATGAAATAGCACCTGAACCATCTCCAATTGCAACACTAAAGCCATCAAACAATGCAGTTAAATCTGCGTCTTGTTTTCTTGCTAGTGCTTCTCCAAACAATTTACCAATATCTCCAGCAACATTTCTAGGTGCTGAATTTCTTGCTAAGTCTGTTAGAGTAGTCATAACACCAACCTCTGATGCAGTAATAGTTACTGAACTAGGGTTGATTGCTGTGTTAGATAAGTCAGTTGCTTCTGCTACTGCTGATGCTGATACATTTGCATAAACAGGAACTTCAACTGCTTTTCCACCACCTGTGATAGCATAGTTTTTAACTAAGTTTCTCATGATGGATTTTTCAGAAGCTACGAATTGTGCCTCTGCTACTATCTCTGTGTATAGTTCCGATAGAGTAGAACTTGTGCTTTCGTTTGCCATTTTATTATCCTATTAAGGTTATTTTGTTAAATTAATCTCAACAGCACCTGAATCCCGCTTCTTCCTATATTCTGCATAGGCTTTACGATCTTCTGGTTTTGTTAAGTCTAAGTCCTGTAGATTAAAAGGTTTAACAGTTTTACCACCAATAGCACTCTGGCTTCCTGAACCAGACAATGACCCTTGACGGAAGTGTGGGTTGCTATCTAAGAACTCTTTTACACGATCTTCAATGCTAAGTAGTTCTCCATTTGAGTTATATCGTACATTAGAATTATTATCAACTACTTCTATTCTACCATCATCATTGTACTTAACTTCGTTTTTTAACAAAGCTACTACTTGCTGTGCGTTAATAGATTTTTCTTTGTTAGCAATAGATAAAATAGAATTATCAACTTTTTCTTTTTTGATTTGATCTTTAACTTTTGCAAGTTCTTGTTCTTTTTCAGATAATCTTTCTTGCATAATCTTTTCCAAGTCTTGTTTAGTTTTAGCTTCTTTTAACTGTTCTTGTTTTAAGATTTCTTGTTTTTGTTTTTCTTCTTCTTGAAGTTTTTTTTCATACTTATTTTTTTCTGCTTCAAGTCTTGTTTTTATTATGTTGTCTAATTGTTCTTGGGTAAAAGTATTTTGTTTTGTTTCTTCTACTTTTACTTCTTCTTTTGGTGTTTCAGTTGCCACTTCTGGTGCAACATTTGTTTGTTCTTCGGACATTGTTTTCTCCTAGTTATATTATTAGTTCGCCTTTGCTGTCATACCAATCAGGATTGACATAAGACCATTGATGACGACAATTATAACCACCTCGAACAATTAAAGGGTTTCCAGATTTTTTACCTTTCCAACTTCTACTTGTCCAAAGTGCATTGACTTCATCAACTGTGAAAAGTCCACTTTTCCTCTTGTTATATACTCCATTAATTATATTTCTGCAATGATCTCTAGTGGTAGGTATTACATCTCCATAATATTTAACAAAAGTTAAACCAGCGTCTTGTGATTTGTTAAAGTTTAAGGTTGCATCAAAATCTCTTAGTGAATCATTAAGTATTTGACCAGCATATCTTTTCATATTTTCTCCAGCACGATCTCTAGCAAATTTAGATTGTAATGTTTGAACTGCTTTATCAACTGCTGATTGTTGAGACTGCACAAACTTATTCTTATTAACAAATTCTACTAATCTAGTTATTTCAGGGTCATCTGAACTAGCATAGATACCATTGATTGTTTGCCTAAGTTCTTTTTCTAATACTGCAAACTCACTACCAACTAATGTATTCTGATAAACCTTTTCTGATAATCGTC